GTTAAAGTTTTACGCATTTTGCCTTCTTTACCAAACCTACTTAATAGATTACTACCACCTAGTAGTGCATCTAATATAACTCGTCCTTTATTTAGGAGACTTCTAGGAGGCGCTGGAATGTATTTCGATTCCCAATATCTATACGCAAACTTACAAGTAAATTTCATTATACCTGATTCTCCCATACCCAATGTTTGTGCTTCAAAAGAAACAGGATATGCTTCTTCTAATGTATATTCCAATGCATTTCTTTTTGTATCTTCTGAATCTTGTCTATCAGTTCTATGTTGAATAATTTGAATTGTTGAAATATACTCTTTGTAGTATGCCATTTTAGGCATAGCTGCAGTTCCATTAACGCCATCTTTTGTGCCTTTTGTAAATACTAATTGTTGCCATGCTTCGATGATTAACCTGTCTGCAAAACTAGAATCACAAATAAAAGTGAAGTCTATCTCTCCACCATCATCTACAGTTCCATCAGGTATCCTTCTTTCTTGTCCGTATTCAGAGAACTTCTTTGTTCCTAGAGAACGGCCTGGTAAACTGCATGACTCTACTCTTAGACCCATTGTTCTAGCTGCATCTTGGCCGCCAAATGCTGAAGGTAAAAAGAAATTAACATCGTATAGATTTCCCCTTGCACCATTATCAAAATTGTATTTCAAATTGTCTATAGATGTTCCTGTATTGTTTGTTGTGAATAGTCCCATTAAATTTGTTTCCTAGATTCGGCATACACCGTGTTTTTATTTGTACCACCAAAATTACCTGTTGGCAACATTGCAGCCACATCCCAATAATCTCTTGATATTTGTAGAGGTGGTCTTACTATATGACTAGTTAGATATCTTTTTATACAAGGTATTGCAGGTTTCATTCTTGTGACAGTTCTAAAGAATTCATATTCAACTTTTACCCCATCTTCTCCAACAGGATAGTTGTACATTTCTTCTAATAAACTTTGTCTTAACATGGGTGGAATATAATGCAGGTTGATTCCATAAAATCCGTCATCAACACTTCTAGTGTCAAAAGGAATAACTAAAGGAAATCTATCGTAGTAAGGTAGTTTTGCCTTTGTCTTTGCATTATAGAACATCATGTACATTTTACCTTCTTCTATTCCAGCAATTTTAGTACCGTCAAGATAAACCTTTTCGTCATTTCTTCTATCAAAGATTCTTCTAATGTTCGTTCTAAACCACTCTAACGCAAATCGACTGTTTTGTTCAATCTCTAAGGGTTTGAGTTTAGTTAAATCTTCGAATATACTTGCCATATATCTATTTATACTCAGGTGAGATGGTCTTCGGTCAATATCCTGAAATTGTACTTACGATTTTTGCAGTACTCTTCTGCGGCTTTGAATTTTGCTTGATTTACCCCATAAGTGACTACCTCTCTCAGGTATTTTTTTGTTTTTCTATTGGGGACTTTGGGCGGTTGACATTGTCGTTTAGGTTTTACTTCTATAATCTCACGCACAACCTTACCCGAAACAGTTCTCATCTTGATATAGAAGTCAGGAAAGTATCGATGCACTTTGTTATCGACAGGGGAAACATACGGAATAATGACTTCTTCACTGTTCCATTCTAGTATAGAAGGAGTGTTATCACAATAATTCATGAATCTTCGTTCCCAAAGAGAACGATAATAAACTTTTGTGGGGTCTCCTTTGTATTTTTTGTGGTTCTTTGGGCGAAACCGACCTTTATAAGACATAAATAATAAAAACTCTAATAACTTCTTTCAGGAATATTTATACACATGGGACTAAGCAAATTAATCAACAAGGTAAACAAGGCAAAATCTGCCATCAATTCCTTAAAAGGCATTTCATCAAAACTTCAAAGTCTACAATACAATAGTGTTTTTGACCAACTTGGAGACGAAGCAAAAAAGGCACAAGAACATCTTCGGAACACTAGGAAAAGAGATGATACTCTTTTAGCAGGGAATGAACAAAGATTACGGATAGCGAACAATCCGCCACAAGCAAATGCAGAAGAGTTAATGTATCCATTACATGATGCTCTAGAAAATTACATAGTCTTCACAATGAAACCTAGAAAAAAACAGAAGGGTAAAGAAATGACGAAGACTCATCCATTAAAAACCACCGAGGAAACGGAGATAACTCTTAGAGGCACTCAAATCACAAATGACAAATCCCTTTTTGATGACGGTAATAAAGAAATCCTTTTATACATTCCTGCAGATTTTACAAGTACAACAAGTGCGACCTACACTAAAGCAGACTTTGGTTTGTCACAAAGACAACTTGACCAGTTCGTAGAAAACGCTAAAGATAAGGGAGTAGTTGATGCAGTAGGTGAAATAGGTACAGGTGCATTACTGAGTCAAGGATTTACTTCATTTTTAAATGGTCTATCAGGTGGTATTAAAAATGTACGAGAAGGTCGTGCAAAGAATCCTATGACTGAATCAATGTTTGAAGGAGTCTCATTTAGAGAATGGAATTTTGAATATGAGTTCTGGCCAAAATCATCTGAAGAAGCTGAGATGGTTAAATATATCATATATACCTTTAGAACTGCAATGTTGCCTGATACTTTTGGAGAACAAATGAAAGTGCAGGTTGGAGTGAAAGGCAACATTTCAAATGAAGGGCAAAATTTAAATGCTGACGAAAATTATTTCAACCATCCTAATATATTTGAGGTTTCATTTGAAGGCCCAATAGCAAGCCATCTTGACGGATTCTTACCAATGGTATGCACTAAGTGTGACGTTTCACATTTCAATAATGGAAACAATACAACATTTGGAAACAGCGCACCAATCTCACAAAAGATGAGTTTAAGTTTTCAAGAAATCAAAATGCTTACTCAGGAATCATATCAAGAAATTTCTGCAATGTATAATGGTAAAGATTCTCCATTAACATCTATGAAAACTATTGAAGAAGGAAGAGAGTCAGCAACAGACCTTGGAACAGACGGTTAATCATGGCTAATAAATTATTTAAAAATTTACCTTCAATGCAATACACCCTTAATACGGGCAAAGTTGTCACCATTAAAGATTTCTTTCGTAAAGCAAAAGTAGAAACATCAGCACTAGATGAGTTAATTGAATATCAGTATTACGAAATACTAGAGGGTGAAAGACCCGATATAGTTGCAACCAAGTTATATGGTGATGGTGCTTTACACTGGACATTCTTTTTAGTGAATGATTTTGATAACTATTATGATTGGTTTATGGATTATGAAACCTTTGGTAATTATTTGGATGAAAAATATCAAGGGCAATGTTTAAATGTTGCCGATAGGTCTACTATCATTTCGTCTCAATCTTTTAGTTCTGATAAAGATGCTAACAACCCCCTTGGGTTTAGTTCAGACAATAAGATTCTCCTAGGGGAAACTCTCACATCATCTGATGGAACTAAACAAGTAAGTGTAGTTGGATTAGATGCAACACATAGTTGTGTTATTGTGACAGGAGACACTATTGAATCAGGTGATACACTTACTTCTAATGTAAGTATAAAAACATTTACTGTAGATAGTGCTGTAAATCATAGAGACGGTGTACATCATTATAAGGATTCTATTGGAACACGCAGAACTTATGGTGGGTCGGGTTGGACTACAGTATCACACCTAACAGTTGAAGAGGAAGAAAACGAAAAGAAACGAAAGATTAAGATTATAAGTCCTGATAAGATACGAGGTGTATTAAGGGAATTTGAAAGAATAATGTCAGACTGATAGAGAGGTGAGATAATGAGTGAAGCTGAAGAGCATATCCATACTGAAGAACATTTTACACCCTTTTCAGTAAAGGCGTGTCACATAGTAAATCAAGAAGGATTATCCAATAACATTACAGGAATTGTTGTGGGGTTTCACCTATACGAAAGTATTAATTCTGCCTTTCTTACTGGGGACATGATTGTCGTTGATGGTGTAAACATATTAAAACATTTTCGTTTTACTGGACAAGAGTTTATCCGTCTCTCATTAGCACACGGTGCTGAGGACGACATGAATCCAGGCAAGGTTATTGATATGACATTTAGAGTTTATAAAATGACTAATGTGTTGAGAGCAAATGAAATCACACAAACCTATAAACTAAATTTTTGTGACCCAGCAATGTTTATAGCAAATACTACTAGAATAAGTAAAGTCTATAGAGGGTCTTATAGTGATATGTTATTTTCTGTTGTTAATAATGGTATTTCAATTCCGACTAGTGATATAGACCATTGGGAAAAAACTGAGAGTGATAACAATCAATTTGTTTGTCCGAACTGGAAAGCAAATACCTTAATAAAACATTTTGTATCCAATGCAGATAAAGGAACTAATTCATCATGGAGAAATGGGATGTTTTTTTACCAAACAATGGCAACAGGATATAATTTTAAATCTATAGACCAAATGTGTAGTGGGGAGACAACTCTAGACTTTCGTAAAGATGGTGAATCACTAAACACGGTTCATGAATTTCTTTTCAAACCATCAGCTAGTGCAGCCGACCAAGCACATAGGAATCAGATTTTTCAGGTAAGAAAACCTCAAATTTTTGATACACTATTAGGAACTATTGCAGGTGCATATGCATCTCGTTCAAAAACATATGATTCGGTTAGGAAACTAGAAGAGGATAATTACTATGATATAGAGGATACCTTTAATAGGGGTACACATCATGTATCAGAATATCCTATAATAAGGACTGAAAGTATGTTGACAATATCTGAAGGACAAGAGAGGGGATTAACAACTGAGAACCCTCAAGGAGATGATTTTCCACCTGTCATGACAGTTCCACATCAAACTCAATTAGCACCAAACCTACAACAAGATAATTATATCATATATGATTATACTCCTAATCATGATTTCGATAATGGTAAAGATGTTTCTAGTGATGAAGTATTTGTAGGAAATAAGATTACAGACAATTCTAAACTTGAGAGACTCGGATTAAAACAAATATTAGAACAAAATAGGATAGAGGTAATAGTTCCTGTAAGAACAGATGTTTCTGTGGGAAACATAGTTCAGTTGCACATACCTGAACCCGAAATTCAGGACGATACTGCACAAACTAAAGATAGGATAAATGATAATAGATATTTAATTGTTGATATTTGTCTTTCTGCAAACATACAAAAGGGAACAGGTTCTTTACAGTTAGAATGTGTTAAAGAAAGTTATGCAAAACAGATTTCACTTGAAACTCTAGACCAAATGATTGCATCATCATCACCACCTACAAATATTGACATGGAAGCAACATGAACACATATTACGGAATAGTAGAAGACAGACAAGACCCACTCAAGATTGGTAGGGTTCGTGTTCGTGTGCATGGTATACATTCGGACGAAAAGGGTTTGATTGCAACACCCGACCTTCCATGGGCTCAAGTTATGCTCCCAACAACTTCTGCAGGGTTGTCAGGATTTGGAACACAACACGGACTTGTGGAAGGTTCTACGGTAATCTTATATTTCAAAGATGAAAAGGAAATGCAACAACCAGTAATAATTGGTTCAACTGCAGGTATCCCCCAATCAGGATATAGAGAAGATGGTTTAGATGTTTTAATAACAAGAAGTATTACAAAGGGATTTAATGACCCAAGAGGTTTGACAACTTCTGCATATGATGGGAAACCCGATGGTGCGAATCCCGACCATGCACCTAAAAGAGGGTTTGGATTAACTACTGCATTAGACACTGCGCCTAAGATTTATGAATCTAGGGACATAAGTTATATCGGTAAGGGGTCTTCGATTACCGAACCTACACTTACTGAAAAAGACTTACCCTACTATCCTTTATACACGGAAAAGTCTGATTTATCTGCACTTGCTGGAACTACTGATGATGAGGGACTTCACGCAGGAAGAGATATTATTAAAGACCTTCTTCCTAGTAAGAAAGAAATCAAATGTCCTGCAAAACCAGTTTACCCATATAACAAGGTTGTACAGTCAGAGTCAGGTCATGTCATAGAGATGGATGACACACCTAGTGCCGAAAGACTTGCAATTGAACATAGGTCAGGAACGTTTCAGGAGATTCATCCTGACGGTTCTATGGTGACTAGAGTTGTAAATGACAACTACACTATTATTTGTAGAGACGAGGAAGTGTTCGGTGGTGGAAAGGTCAACATTAAAGTTCTAGGTGATGCAAAGATTGAAACCATAGGAAAACTCGAACTCAAATCATTCAGTGACGGTAAGATTGATATAACTGGAAAATTAGATATTGAAGCAGGTGGAGACATAACCTTAAAATCTGCGAAAGAAGTATTAGTTAAAGCAACTAAGTTTAGACCGAACTCTTAATTATGACTGAAACAAGTGAAGTAAAACCTGTAGAGGCGGAAATCCCATCAGCACTAGCGTGTCCTGAAGGGGACATCTTTTCCTTACCCACAAAAGACGAAATCGTAAACGCATTTAATGAAATGGCTGCAATCCCTGGCCAGATGCAAGCAAAAGTCCAAGAGATGAAAGCAGAAAAGGAAAAGGAGATTGCAGACTTATACAAACAATTAGAAGAAGCAGATACACAAGAAAAACGAGATGCAATAAACAAACAGATAGAAGAAAAGGAAAACTTTGTTAAGACTCAAATCGAAGGTGCGATACAAGAACAGATTGATGAGGTCACAGAAACTGTTGAAGAGTTTGTTGATACACTTGCAACAATATTATCTCCGTATTGGGATAAAGATGGTTTAAATCGGGACTGGCAAAAAGAGGCACGAGAAGCATTTAAAGAATTACTTGAAGAGTTTCATACATATATTCCAGTAAAGATTGCAGAAATCATTTCTTCTATAGTTCCAATTTCATTTACAATATCATTGATGGGTCTATCAATTGATGTTTTAAAACTGATTACTTCTCCTGCATACAAACAAGAGTTGATAGACCAAATATCAGGTAAGAGTTTCGACTTAGAAATAGTAGAGAAGTTCAAAGAGATACAAAAGATTAATGATGATATAGAAAAACTAGTAGAAGAGTTAGCAGACCCCGACATTAGTATGGAAGACCATATAAAGAAATCGGAAGAGTTGGAAGCACTAGAAAAGAAAAAGGCAGACCTATTAATTTCTGTTGATGATATCTATAAACTGAAAGATGATTTTGTAGACAAATTTTTTCAAATGGTTCCTGAAGAGTTTAGACAATTTGACGGTGAGTTTGGTGTAGTTGATAACAAGGGTAAAGCAAAGATAGTTTGGAATTATATCAAAACTGAAATTAAAGGATGGATTCAGAACTGGTATGTGAAAGCATTTGAAAAACTAATAAGTATCTTTGATAAGATTTGGGACTTATTAGGTTTACCTGATTTACCTTTCTCTCAACTCATAGACATTATGACTTTCGATATCAAGGCAATGGTAGAAGCGGTAATCCAAACTCTAAAAGACCAGTGGAAAGAATTGAAAGAAAGTTTACAATCAGATATTGGTAAACTAGATGATAAGATGGATAAACTAAAAGAGGAATTAGCAGACCCCGATATATCCATGGAAGACCACATAAAGAAAATGGAAGAGTTGGAGAAACTACAACTAGAGAAAAAAGATTTAGAAAACAAGTTAATAGAAGAAGGTGAGAAGTTTAGAGGTCTAATTAAAGACAAGATACTAGGACTCAACCTTTTTGGTTTTAGTATAAAAAGTATTCTAGGTGAAATTGAATCGACCACTGCTTCAATCGAAGAAGAAATTTCAGAAATGCTTTTAGCACTAGAAGACTTCAAAATGAATTTCCATAAGAAGATACTATTTGAATGGGTTAAGATAGTTAAGAAGTTTCTTAGTGCAATAGGACTGGGTTCAATTTTTGAATTCGTATTCTTAACATGGTGTGACTTCCTAAAACTAATTGGTATGCCTATGAGTATCGATTTAAAAATTCCAGCGATTGCAGGTGTTATAACTGCAGTCACAAAAGAAACTGTCAATGCACCAAGAGTTAATTCAGATGACACTAGTGACGAGGGGATTTCATTTACTAAACTAAGACTAGAGTCCCAAGTAGGTATAACAGCATTCTCAGTCTCAACTGGAACAGGGACAGTTCATGTATTTGTTGATGGAGATGAAGTTGAACACGGAGATGGGGTGACAATTTCAGGAAACAATGCAACATTTGATACTACAATATACACCCAAGAAGAATATGATGCAGGGACTACTAAAGATATTTCATTAATTAAGATATCTTAATTAACTAACTCTCACTCATGGTATAAATAGATATATGGCAATAGATATAACCAATCAAAGTAAACAGGTTGCAACTTCTAAGAATGCTTTTGCTGACTTAGACCTGCACTTCAAAAAACATCCTCAGACTGGAGATGTTGTTGTGAGGACTGATGCAGATGCAGTTAAACGTTCAGTTAAAAACATCGTACTAACAAACCATTATGAAAGACCATTCAAGCCTGGTTTTGGTGGTTCGATAAGAGATTTACTTTTTGAATTAACCACAGCGAGAAAAATTAGAAAAGCACAAGCTAGAATAAAAAATATGATACAAATTTTTGAACCAAGAGTTCATAACGTACAAGTTGGTATCAATGATATAGATGGTAATGAGATTAGACTAGGTGTCTATTACTCAATTAAAAATGGTCTTCCTAATCAATCACTCGATATGACATTAACAAGGGCAAGATAACATGGCAATAAAAAGTTCACAAATAAACGTCACCGACTTAGACTTTGAAGATATTGGAGATAATCTAAAAGCATATCTACAAGGTCAAGACAAACTAAAAGATTATAACTTCGAAGGTTCAACCATGTCAGTATTGATAGACCTTCTTGCATACGCATCACACATTGGTGCAGTAAACACAAACATTGCAGGAAGTGAACTGTTCTTAGATTCTGCCCAAATAAGAAAGAACGTAGTGTCTCGTGCAAAAGATTTAGGATTTGTTCCTGCATCAGAATCTTGTGCGAGTGCAATCATAGATATGTCTCTTAAGAATGTAAGAAACCCTGATGGAACTTACCCGACAATTGGTGAAATGCAGTTAAATCGAGGAAGTGTTTTTAATGCACAATTTGATGGTTTGACATATCAGTTTGTTGTTCCTAATACAATCAAACCAACTCAGAATAGTTCAACATATAACTATGCAAGTGTTCCGATAGTTCAAGGAATTTATGCATCAGACCAATTCGTATACGATAGTCAAGCATCTCACCCAAAATTCGTTCTGTCAAACTCAAGAGTTGATAAATCAAAAATTGAAATATCAGTTAACGAAAATGGAGTCTCATCTGTATTTACTCACGCAATAGATGTATCTAATATTAAAACAACTTCAAAGGTTTATTATACGCAAGAAAACGAAGAAGGATTTACTGAAATTTACTTTGGTGATGGAACACTAGGTATAGAACTTCTAGATGGAGATGTAATTACAGTCACATACATTATAGTAGATACTATTCATTGTAATGGAGTAAAAAACTTTTCTCAAGTCAATGCAGTTAATGGTTATACTGATTCAACTATCACAACTACGTCTATCGCAACTGGTGGTACAGAAAAGGAATCAATCGAATCAATTAAATTTAAAGCAACAAAGTTCTATACATCTCAGAACAGACTAGTCACATTGAATGACTATAAAGCAAAGGTTAAAGAGTATTACCCGAACGCAGATGCAGTTGCAGTATGGGGTGGTGAAGAGAATGACCCACCACAATACGGAAAAGTATTCCTTGCAATCAAACCATTAAACTCAGATTATCTTTCAGGTTCAGAAAAGACTGCAATCAAGTCTAAACTAAACGCATTAAATATGTTAACAGTAAGACCTGAGATTGTAGATGCCTCGATTGTTAAAATTTTATTGACCACAACATTTAAGTATGATGAAAGGTCAACAACTCTATCTCAAGGAGAGTTAGAAACAATTGTGACTAATGCAATTATGGATTATGACTCAACCAATCTTACAAACTTTGATGCAGTGTTTAGACATTCAAACCTTGCAAAGGCAATTGATGAATCCAGTTCTTCAGTACTAAGTAATACCACGAATGTAAGACTAAGAAAGAAAATGGAAGTTAAGACTGGTCAATTGCTAGGATATTTAAATCCGTTTGGGAATGGTTTCTATAACCCAACTTCAGGATACAATGCAGATGCAGGTGGTATCACAGGAACAAGTGGTTTCTACTCAGTAGGAGATGCAACCAATGTTCATTATTTTGATGATGACGGAAAAGGAAATCTAAGAGAATACTATCTCTCAGGTTCAACAAGAATTTATACGAATAGTACTGCAGGGACAATAGACTATTCGACAGGACTAATTACAATCAATGCGATTAACATAACGTCTACCGTTAATGTTGACTCAACGATTGACTTCACCATGATACCTAACGGTAATGATGTTGTTGCGACACGAGGTATCTTAGTTGATATTTCGACTACCGATATTAAAGTATTAGGTGAAGTAGACACCATCGCAAGTGGTGAATCGAGTGCTGGTGTAGGTTTCAAATCTACATCATCCTCTTCATATTAAATTATGAATAAAGTGGTGTGAGATGGTAGGTTCCATGCTCACAGTAGCATCCCATTAACTTGGTTTTTATAGGAGAAAACAAAAATGGCAGATAAAAAAATAAGTGCTTTGACACAAGTAGCAGACGCTGACATCGGTTCAGATGATTTACTACACATTGTTGATAGCCCAGGCGGAACGCCTGTAAACAAAAAGATGACCATTGGTCAATTATTCGAAAATATCCCAACTCATTTAGCAGTTGACGATATTGAGACTCTAACTGCGACTGCAAATAATCTTGCATCAAAGTTCTGTACTCTCATCGATTTGACTGGTGCATCTGCAGACGTTAACTTTACATTAGATAACGGAACAGATACAGGTCAATTGAAAGTAATCGTTGCATCTACTGAACCTGCTGGTTCTCATAGAGCGACTATTGACGTATCATCTTGGGGGTATTCAACCGATACAACAGACCAAATCATTCTTGACACAAGAGGTGATGCAGTTATTTGTATTTGGAATGGAACTTCTTGGTTCCCTGTTTCTAATGTCAACGCAACATTAAGCTAGTATAGGAAACTAATATGTCGCATGATAAGTATCTTAAGGATAGACTTTCTTACAGAATTCCATCGCTGCTCCCTGAGTATTTACGAGACGAATCACCTGCATTAGAGGCATTTCTTAAAGCATATTTTGAATATCTTGAGGCGGAAGTACTTGTATTTTCAAGTCAAGGCGACATACAGGGAGTCCAAAACGAGGACGGAACGGGCAGTATACTTCACGAAGTTGCTACCGTTTCACCCTCACCTGATGAGCAATCATCAAAAATCTTATTTGATGGATTTGGGGGAACACCTCAATCCAACCCTTTTAGTAGGGGAGAATACCTTGTAGGTAAAACAAGTAAGTCCGTTGCGAAAATTGAGGTAATCAACGGCAATATACTATACCTCAAATCTATTTCAGGTAATGGTTTCGCAAAAGGTGAAACTGTTATAGGAAGACAGTCTACTCAAACTGCAGTAGTCAAGTCTTATAAAGAAAACAGTATTCTTGCAAACAATCGTCTATTAGACTATTCTGATATTGATAGAACTACTGAAGATTTCTTAGATTACTTTATCAAAGATTTCATGCCGGCAATCGATTTTAGAACTAATGAAGGAAAGTTATCCTCTCTAAGAAATAAACGATTAACCGTAAAAAACGTCCAAGACCTCTATAAGAAAAAAGGAACTGCAGAGTCAATCCAGTTCTTAATGAGAGTTTTGTATGCTGATGATGCAACAGTAAGATACCCTATTGATGAAACAATTCATGTTGGTGAATCAGGATACTCTCAACAAAGAAGAATGAGAGTGAATATAACTCAAGGTGTTCCTGAAGCAAATGATAAGATAACACAATACGATGCAACAGAAACTGTAATTCAAGCACAAGCAGTTATAGAAAATGTATACCCTGATGTAGGGGACGGTAATTACAGTCTTGAAATAATGAACAATCATGTCGGGACTTTTATTGAAGGTTCTGCAATCAAGATACTTGACCGTGATGGTATAACAACACTTACTGGAACAGTTTATGGTATCATAGCATCTGTCACTACAGGTTCTTCAACCTATGTTGACCATGGAGATGGTGACATACTTCTAGAAGACGGTGCAGGTTTACTACTCGAAACGATGTTAAATCCTTTTGGTTCATTGTATAGTTTAAATGACCAAATTAATATCACTGGTTCTAAATTAGATACAGACACAACAGAAACAAAATCCGTAATCAATGGCTTGACTGAAGGTTCAATCGAAGAGATTATGATTGAAACTGGTGGACAGAACTATGAAGCAGGAGATTTAATTATCTTCGAAGGTGGAGTCGGTGGTAATGCAGAAGCAATTGTAGGTTCAACTGGTGATGAAGTATTACTGGAAGGTGGTTCTGTATTTGGTCATTATGAAATTATAGTGACTACAAGTATGATTAACAATCCGTCTACAGGTAAAACACTTATTGGTGGCCCAGGCGTCAAAGACGATAATAACAACTGGATTATTTTCAATGATAATAAATTAGACGTATATGTTGATGGAATATTAAAAACACCTACTACAGATTACACTTGGAAAAACGATAGAGTCACATTCACAACTGCATTAACAGCAGGTCAATTAGTAGAACTTTATACTGATTACAGTAGACTTACATATGAAGATGGAAGTGTTGTAGATTATAATGGTGTAATTCACAATGGAACTTTCACAGCAGATAACGGAAGAATAAGAAGTATCTTAATGAGAGACGGTGGACAATACACCGAGATTCCTAAAGTATTCCCAGGCGGATACGTTTACTTAAATGCTGACATTCTTGATAAAAATGATAATGCAACTACTATAGAAAACTTTTCAGTAGGAGAAATAATCACTGGTACTACAAGTAATGCAACAGGTGTTATTTCTAGAATCGATAAAGAAAATCGTAGACTTATAGTCAAAAGACTTTCTACCGACACTGGAGTGTTCCAAACTGCAGAACTAATTACTGGTGGAGCAACCACAACTAAAGGAACAATCACACAACACAATGTTTCTGCAGGAACAGGTGCAAAACTATTCGCATTCTCAGAAGATATCGGTGGTGTTGCATCTATTAATATACAAGACCAAGGTAATAAGTTTAATTACGATGGTTTGATATCAGGAAGTTCGTATCACAATATACTCATTAAAACACCTAGTGCCAATCTATTAAGAGATTTAGTTATCACTGGAACTTTGTCAGGGTCAACAGGAAAAGTTGTTTCCTATGATGCAGACAGACACATTTTAACTTATAGAGATTTAGTTGGTCAGTTTTATGACAACGAGAAGGTCACATTTAATATTTCAGATTCGTTCTATACTATTAAGAGTAATAACTTTGATGGTAGAGGATTATATGCAGGTGAAGGTATAATCGAAGAACAGATAGTCGGAGATTATGGAACACTTAACGCAAACGCATCACGAATGCAAGATGGTCTATTATATCAGACACACTCATACGTTGTCAAGGTCGGAGAATCAATTAACAAGTGGAGAGGTATTGTAAAAGATTTAATTCACCCTGCAGGACACATTGTATTTGGTGAAGTTGCGATTAAACAAAATGTAAGTAGTGCAATGTCTTCTACGTTCAGACCAGTTATTGTTATTACTGCAGAACCATCATATAATTTTGCTTTAGAAGGATTGGAGACTGAACATAGAGACAATGTATCAGAAATAATGTTAGAAACTTCTACCGAAGTATATGTAGAAGATGAGGACGGAAACCCAACTTCTGAATTGTCACATTATGACATGAGACATAATATAATATTAGAGGAAGCACCCGAACAAGGAGCAATTACATATAAGAGAACTATTGTTAACCTCTACACATTATCTTCAGAAGTTAACAGTCCATTCACCATACTAAGAGAGGCAGGACAACCTGCATATAACACCGACCCAAGAACAGGTGGTTCACTAACATCATTCGCAATGGTTGACGGTATTCAGACTGGTGAAGGAACAGAAATGTACGACTCTATGATGAGAAGTCGTCATTGGAACATTAATGTTATTAATTCCTTTGCAAGTGCCCATGTATTAAATGGTGCAAGAACAGGAACACCTGAAGTGACTCATTTAGTTGCAACTGCGAGTAGTGGAGAATACTACTTTGATGGTGTTCAAAATAAACAATTAGAATTAAATATAGGAACGACATATCACTTCAGTCACCCAACCAGTCACCCGATAAGATTTTCAACGACTGCAGATGGAACACATAATAGTGGAACTGCATACACTACAGGAATTACAAACGGAACAGGAGAGGTCAAATTTGTGACTTCAAGTTCTACACCAACAACATTATACTATTATTGTTCTGCACATAGTGGAATGGGGGGAGTTGTAAATCTAACTGCGACCAATCATTTAACGTCACTTAACCTTGCAAACAAAGACAACGGTTGGTTAGTTATAGAAACCGAGAGGAGACCTTCAGACAAAGGTAAGGTTATCCAATTATACACACCTTCAGAAGAAGAATTGATATTAGAAGATGGTGGTCGAATAGAAATAGAACAAGTTAGTGATTACATAAGATTCGAAGACAGACTTGCAGAGGTTGTTTACCATGTAGGAGAGTTTGGAGAAAGAATTGTAAGTGAGGATGGTTTAGACTTATTTAATTTAGAAACAGCTACCACTCTTGAAGAGAAACGGTATTTTGTATCTGAAAGAAGTATAGAATTAGAAAGTGGTGGGTTGTATTTTGAGGACGGAGATAGAATGGTATATGAGACTGGACAAGTTTCATTACAAGAAGGTAATTCGGAAGTTGGAATAACTTCATTTGTTCCTTTAGGAAGTACTTTCCGTAGTCTAAATACTATTACAGGTCAACAAACCTACAACATTGCATATTATCTAAAAGATGAAACAGACAATGATGACATCTTATTAGAAAATGGACATGGTGGTTTAATGAAAGAAGAATCAAACCCCGAAGGATTAAGAGTACAGGATTTATCTAACTATTATCCATTGATGTTTGTCCCTGAATTTGAAAACCGAGAAAGAAAACGAACAAATATTACATATAGTGCATACATAAAGTCAGGAACTGCATAAATAGTATTATAAATATCTGAGGAGATTAGAAAAATGGCAGCAATTATAACCGAAAAGTTTAGAGTACATAACGCTAAACAATTCAAAGAGGATTTTGGAGAAAGTGCTTCTTCAACATATGTGTTTATAGGACGTTCACATCCGTGGACAGTTGATACTTCACCACCAACACCAGTTAACGGAACTTCAGAGGAAGTTGATGCATGGTCAGACATGACTGCATTGAAAAAAGTTGGTACTGCTGATGTGTCACATGGATTAACAAGATACGATTGGACAACAGGTACTAAGTATGATGAGTATGCACATGATTATAGTGCAACTAATACTTCACCTGCGACTGCATCAACATCTTTATTCTCATCAAAATTTTATGTGATGACAGACGAGTATCATGTATATAAGTGTATCAGAACTGGAAGAAACACCAGTGGTGCAGCTGTTAATTCAACAGTTAAACCTACTGGAACTTCTGCAACTGCATTAGTAGAAACCTCAGATACAGGTGCAGGAACAGGACGTGGGTACATTTGGAAATATATGTATACTGTCACTGCCTCAGATACAATCAAATTTGTGACTAACGACTTTATTCCAGTTAAAACAATCGGCGCTCAAGGCGAAGTAGATGGAGATAGTGGTGGATTAGGTACGACTGCTTCAGATGACGGTTCATCACAATGGGACGTTGAGAATAGTGCAGTAGATGGTGGAGTTCACCATGCAAATGTGACAGCGGGTGGTTCAGGTTATACTAACGGTGATGGTGCATACGAAAATGTTCATATCGTTGGAGATGGTTCAGGTGGTAGAGCTACTGTACACGTTTCGGGTGGAGCAGTGACTCATGTCACTATTACAACTGTTGGAACAGGTTATAAGGTTGCACAAATTATTATCGCAACAACTACTCAAGGTCTATCAGGAATTGGTTCAGGTAGTGGTGCAGTAGTTAAGTGTATCGTGTCACCTCAAACAGGTCACGGTGCAGACCCAGTTCAAGAACTTGGTGGAAACCATGTAATCGTAAACTCTAGATTAGAGTTTGGTGAAGGTGATGGAGATTTTCCAACTGATAACGACTTCAGAAGAATTGGTTTGGTTCAAGACCCATTCTCATCAGGTACAACAGTTGCATCTGCATCTTCATTAGCTGCATATAGTCAAATGACTGTATCTTCTGCATCTAACCTATCAGTTGACGACATTATTAGAAGTGCATCTGCAGATGCATCAGGGGTTGCAAACGCAAGAATCATTTCTATAACAGGAAACGTGGTTTCTCATTTACCAATCGCTGATAGTGCAGGTGGATTTACAAATTTCGCAGCTGGAAATGATGTTTACCTTGGTTCTTCTGATGAAGGAAGTGTATCAAGTGTGAATGCGGCCTTC